TAGCCACGTTCCCAATTGCGATCCTCGTATTTGCTGGCACCCATGTGATAAACCCGAGCCATTTCAGCCAAAGGACCGACAGGGATCAGGTCATACCGCTCGGGCTTGGTGCCCTTCTCCCCGCCCGTCTCCGACTTGATGCGGACCTCCCAAGCGCGGCCAAGGGCCGCCTTGGCGGCGGCTACATCGTCAGTCATCCATGAACTCCATGATCTCTGGGTTGGACATGAACAGTTCCTTCAGACGCTCCATGAGCGGCTTAAGGCGGCGGTGCACGTCGCTCTTGGACAACTGCATGACCTCGGCGATGTCACGGATGGACAGACCCTCGACCACCTTCATGACGATGAGCGCCTTGTCAGTTTCGTTGAACTCGCCCAACAGTTCTGCAATCACGTCCTTGAGCGGGTGATCCTGCGGCTGGACAGACAGTTCCTCGTTGGGAGCGGCCATCATGATGGCCTCTGTCTCCGTGGCGGGCTTCGCCCGCTTCATCTCCCACATCTTGTCAAGACGCCAGTTGCGATCGTCCTTCTGCCAGGCAGGGACGTTTCGCTGCCAGTCCTGATGAGGTGAGGTGTTTGGCCGACGGCTCGGCTTGTGCCTAGGAGGCGTCATCATGCCACTCCACAATCAGGTCGTTGACGTCAATGGGATAGTACAGCTTGCCCTCGGGGAACTCCTTGGTTTCCATGAGAGCCACGACAGGGAGCAGGTCGTGAACGGGCGTCCACATCCAGCGCTTCCTGTGCGAGTCCCACACGAACAGCCACGTCGGACAGACTGCATCCCAGTGGCCGAGACAGACGAACTTGTCCAACTTCAGCTTCAGCGTCTGGTCCTTGCCAACGCCCATGCATTCGACCAGGCGATCGTGCATGAGACGGTCGGGCATGTAGCGAATGAACGCTGGGACCTGGCTGAGGTTGACAGGTGGACGGTTCAGGCCGAAGGGAGCGCTGTTGGGAAACAGCGCGTCAAACTTCGCCTCTGACTCGTCGCCCATCTTAGCGTAGCGGGCATCCCAAGACTGCTGGTGAAAGGGCTTCATCGGGTCTCATCCCACTCGAAGATGCAGCCAACAACCTGCTTCTTGTGCTCCAGGTAGTACGACCTGACGTAGCGGGCCACCTTCAGGTCACAACGGATAGGGACTCCGCTCAAAGCCTCTATCTCATCATAAACCACCTTGTCAAGTGGTCGCTTCTCTGGCAAAGCCACCAGTAGCTCCGTCTGCTCGGGCCTGACGTCCACAGTGCGCCAGTCGCACTCACCACCTAGCAGGAGAGCGCGTTCCCTGGCGAACTCGTGCACCTTGCGACCCATGTCCAGGCGATTCTGCATGTAAGGCGATGCCTCAGGCAGGCTGCGGTAGTTTCGCATCTCGGCGTCAAGCCGTGCGAGTTCCTGGTCGATTCGGCGGTCGATGCTCACAGTGGCCGCCTGCGGTCGTGCTCATAGAAGAACCAGATGGCGATGACGACGATGATGAGTTCGACGTTCACCACACACCGTCCATCAGCCAACGCAGGAAGTTCTTGGCCGCCTTGTCCCAGCACTTACGGCAGATGCGCTCCCGAGTCGTCTGCGTGTAACGCTCACATCCGTAGCAGATGGTGAACCTTCTCATCTCCCACATCACTTGCTCGCTTCCACGTAAACGACCTGGTTGTCATTGTCGTAGGCGACGCCCTGAAGGGCGTCCAGCACCAGCTTGACAAGGTTGTCAATGTCCGCCCTGGATCGGCCAGAGGGACGTGCTGGCGCTGGACGCACCACGATGCGGGTCTCATCTCCCAGGAAGACCATGTGGACCTCGACAGGCCCCTCGAACTTCGGACCCTTGTACATGCTCTTGATCCTGGACTCAGCGATCCGCGTGGCTGGTGGCGTGAAGGCATGGCCAGTGCGCTTGACGATCGCGCGCTCCTTGGGCTGTGGCCTGCCTGGCACCGTGAACTGGTACAACCTACCCCCGCGAGTCAGGGGGTGAACCACGCCCTTTCGACCAACTCCATGATGCGCTTCTCGCCATCGGGTCGGGCGTAGAACTTGCCCCATCGGTTGTCGGCGTCACGGATGATCTCGACCGCTTCCTCGACCGTGTGGCGGTCATCTTCCCTCAGGTAGCGGGCCAGCTTGAAGAGTGTGTGACCCCGACCAGAACCTTCGAGTGGTCCCTGTTCGAAGATTACCCGTGCCTTACCCCGAAGGCGCGCAATTGCGTCCTCCAAGGCTTCGGCAGGACGGGACTCCCAGTCACGTCGCCTGATTGGGGCCTCAGGAGCCACGTAGTGGCCTGCCAGCGTGCGTAGCGGCTCAACACCCGTCCGAGCCTCCCAGGCGGCTGAGACGAAATGCTGGAGGCTGTAGTACCCGCTGTGGTCGGGGTTCATCATCGAGCGACGGGAACTTCGCGTCGCGGCACCTAGCCATCCTGGGTAGGGCAGGCGGACGTAGTTCCCCAACTGACCGTCCACGAGGTAGTCCTGCTTCGGGTTGATCTCCTTCGTGGGAGCGTCAACCAACTGGCAGGCGGCCAGCAGAGCGCGTCGCATGATCGGAGCCTCAATCGGCTCAGAGGCGAACACCCATACGTGGTAACCCTTGGACCTGCTACGCTCGATCCAACCCGTGATGCCGAACGTGGTCAGAGCCAGCCAGACGTTCTTGGCGTGGACCCAGGATTCTTCCTCGCCCTCATCGAAGTCCACGCAGCCCCAGTGAACCACCCACGTGCGGTCGTAATACCCGTCCCGCATCATGATCGACTCCATCCTCATGAGATAGACGCCGATCGGCTCTCGGGTGCCGAGCAGGTGGCCTGCCATCTTGTCCCACAGGTCGGGACGGTCGTAGGTCGTCGTTGTCGACAGACGCTCGCACTTCCCCTCCTCGGTGCCATAGGCACCTCGGTTCCCATCGAACAGCGTGCAGAACCTGTAGATCAGTTCATCACGGGTGGCACTCGACGTCATTCAGGACCTCCTCCAGTTCCCATTCCTTGGCCAGCTTCGCGATGCGGTCCCATGCGATCTTGTACGTCGCTTTGATTGAGCGGACAGCGTACTCAATCTCAGGGTGGGACGGCAGGCAGGATGTGTGCTCCAGCAACGCCTCCTCGAACCCGATGTCGTTGCACTTCCACAGGAAGTAGGCAAAGTCGTCAATCGTCACTTACGCCCCCTTCTCCCGTAGCGGCCCCACATGTAGAACCAGAGACAGGCAATGGTGATCAGGATGACGTTCTCAAGCATCGTCAGGTTCGACGTCCTCGAACAGGAGCGGGAAGCAGCCGTCGTCATCTGCCTGGTCCTGTGCCCAGATGGTCTCGTTGGGGATGCCCACGGCGTTCAGAACCATCGATGGCGAGAAGCTGTGACCTTCCTGGACCTTGACGTCATCGACGTACATGGCGATCCAGTCGTCTGCCTCTACGAACTTGACTGTCTTCATGGTGCCTCCGTGATGACGGTGATGTTCTCGGTGATGGTCAGTCGCACTGGTCGTGGCAAATCGGGGGCGGCGTAGCGGAATCTCCACCCGTAGCGGCTGGTTGACTCAGGCTGGATGACGACGACAGGCTTCCCTGCCTGCCAGCCAGTCTTGATCTCTGTGATCTCCAATACGCGGCCCTGCATCATGCTGAGACTGTGACCGCTGACGTGAGGCCAAAGGACCGAGTCGCCCACTTCGAAGTCGTTACCTCGCCAGTCCTTCACAGCGCGTACCCCCAGGCGGCCACAACTACGCACAAGGTCAGGGCGGTCACGAGCATGAGGCCCCAGATGATGTCACCCCATTGGTGGTTCATGTGCTTTCCCCTTCGTGATCTCGATGAGATGGTCGATGTTGACTGGCGTCCAGTCCCAGACGTCCGTGCCGACGTTGATCATGCGCTGCTCTGGCTTGACCTTCCAGGCAGTGTGCACGTGACCGTGCAACAGCCACAGCCCGTGGGGACGCGGCTTGAAGCGGTCGAACTTCACGTCGAACAGGTCAGGGTGCTCGGGGTCAAAGTACGGGAAGTGACAGAGCATCAGCGTGGATGTCTTGTACGACGTCAGACACGTCCCGTCTAGGACGCGCCAGCCGAACTTCCCCCACTCGTGCTTGGCGGGCTTCTTGTGCCCTGCCCACACAGTGTCGTGGTTGCCTGGCACCAGGTACTTGCTGCCATTGAGTTGCTCTAGCCATGGGGCAGCGGACGACACGCTACCCCACACGACGTCACCTAGGACCCAAACATTGTCCCAGTCGCCCACGACCGAATTCCACCTGTCCACGAGTCCTTGGTTCATCGCTTCTACGTCTGGGAAAGGACGATTGCAGTAGTCGATGATGTTCTCGTGACCGAAGTGCAGGTCGCTGGTGAACCACGTCTTGTAAACCTTGCTTGCCACTAGATCCCCTTCGGCTGTAGTGGGATTGGCTGCGGCGGGAACTGTCCGAGCAGGATGTGTGTGAGCACGTCGGCATCAATCAGCCGCCTCACCATGTCATGGGTGCCACGGCTTTCCCGCAGCGGCTTGTCAATGGCAACGCACCACACGGCTGCCTGTGACCAGGTCATGACAGGATTACCCCCGCTCCAGCGAAGCGACTCGCGATGGCCGCTACGCACACAAGGATTGCAACGAGGACTGCGCCGAAGCGCAGCCCCCGAAGCTGATCGATGATCTGAACGAGGTTCCCAGGCTCACCCTTCTTGGGCGGGCACATTGGCCTCGTCCTGTGGCTCGGTGGCGGCCTTGTCGGCCTCGCCCTGGGCGAACAGGTCGCCGAGATCGACGCGCAACACCCGCACGTCAGGCTCCTCGCTGGGGTCAGCCAGGTTCGGCAGCCGAGACAGGATCTCCCGCAGGAGATGGTTCGTCTCGAACGCCTTGACGTTCTGGACGACAAGCTGTGAGACGATCGCCTCGTAGACGGGACCCCACAGGTTGCTGGCCTTGGCCTTCTCGTAGATGACGATGGACTTGGCCATCATGTCCCTGGCGTGAGCCTCGTCGTGATCGGCCTCGTCCAGGCTGCTCGGCTTGGTGCCCATCATCAGACCGATGAGACCCTTGATGAAGTCCTCTTGCGTTGACGCCATGATGCTCCTTGGTTATGAACCCAGCATGACTGCTGCGTTCGTGGTTGGCTTACCCGATCGGAACATGTCCTCAGGCGTCAGCTTGCGGATGTGTCCCGTGTCGGCATTGATGAACAGGTCGACCTTGCCCAGCTTGCCAGGTGGCCGCTTGTTCTTGGCGATTTCCAGCGTGATGCTATCCTGGTGACCCTTGCGCTCGTGCTCGTTCAGCTTCTTGTTGTCACGCTTACGATAGACTTCCAGGACGATGATGGCCTCGGCTGCGCCGCCGAACTTCATGCCATCCATGCCCTGGGCCTGGCCACGTGTGTCACCGTCACCACGCTTACCCTGGTGGATGACGAACGTAGGGGCATCTGCCACCTTCGTCCAGCGCTTCATGTCCTGGGCTGCGCGGGTGACCTCGTTGTAGCCGCTGCCATACAGCAACTCCAGGAAGTCGTACACAACCATGTCGATGCGCGCACCCCAGAAGTCCTGAGCCTCGTCCACCGCTTCGCCCATCTGCTTGGGCGACAGGCCGCTATCGATCACGATGAGATGCCTGAAGTCCTCCGCGGCAGCACCACGGACGAGACTGATGGCTTCCTCGTCATGGGCCTTGACGCGCGTCTCCAACGCCTCGGCGCTGACACCGTAGCGAATGGAGATCAGCTTCGACAGCACCAACTCAGGTGACTCGTCAGGCGTGAAGATGATGCAGTGCGCATCTGGGTTGTTGTTCAGAGCGTTCAGGACGACCTGCGTCTTGCCGCTTCCCTCTCGCCCCGTGACAAGCGTGAGTTCGCCTCGGCCATGGCCACGAGTGAGTCGATCCACCTCAGGAATTCCGAGGAAGAAGCGGTCGGTCTGCTGGACCTGAGTGACATACGTGTTGCCGTCCAAAGGACGGATGTGCTCGTAACGACTCGCGATGCGAGCCGCCTCAGCCTCTCTGCCAGCTTCCTGCTGCGCTGCAATGTTGCGTCGAACCGCTGCAAGATCAAGCTCCTCTGCCAACTCACCCTCCAATCCCTCTCCTCGTCGGCGGATACGAATGACAACACACCTGCCACCTGAGCCTTCAACCAGGCCTCAGCCAACTTCCGACGCTCTGTGTCGTTGATGTTCCAGTTGGCCCACTGCGTGTACCCGAGAGACTCCAGGTAGTCATGACAGGCTTGCTCTAGCTTGACTTCACTTACGAAACTGTCGTACTCCAACGTCTGTCCTCTCCGTAGGGACGAGAAAGGCGCCCCCGAAGGGGCGCCCATTCCCGCTGCTGACCCCCAGCAGATCAGTCGTTCCAGAAACCCACTCGGCTGTCCTTGTGGGTGAAGTCGGGGCTGTTAGCCCACGTGTCGTCGGTTGCCTTCTTCTTGCGGTTGTCGAAGAATTCCTGAGGGTGGCTGTCGTAGCGGGCCTTGGCCCACGCTGAGTTCTCCTTGCGAGCCGCCTTCAACTCGTCGTCGCCCATGCCCTTGAGTTCGGCCTGGCTGTACGGTGGCTTGGCGGATGCCGTCACGGTCGACTCAGACTTCAGGGCGCCCTTGGTCACGACTGCACCAGGGAACTCCTTGAACACCTCACGGAGGACGCCGTCCTCATCGCGAGAGACCTCCAGGCCCAGCTTCTCTGCCACCACCGCGGTGGCGTAGTTGGCTGCCTGGCGAGCGACTGCCAGCCAAGTCGAGGCTGAGTCAGGATCGCCTGCCATCAACTCGGGCGGGAAGTCGAACTGCACTGAGCAGAACGCCTCGGCGCTCTCGTAGTCCAGGCCACGGTTCTGGTAGTTCACCTTGCGCTGGAACGAGAA